AGTGAATAATTCATCTTCGCTGTACCCATTAGTCTTGAGTACCCCAGACTTGAACGCCTCCCACATTGCCGAGCCGGTGGACAACGCTAAGCTAATCGCAATTCGACTCGCATCCCACATTCCAGATATAAGCGTATCAAATGCCACATCCATCGCCCCGCTAAAATCTTTCTGCATAAACTCAGCAAACGCAACTACGTCTTTTCTTAATTTCGTAAACTCGATTGACGCAACGCTTGACCAATACCGGATTTTCGTCTCGTTCACGTCAAGCCATGAAGTTAAGCTCTTGACACCGGTCACCGCATCATCGATGAACGCCTTGCCGATAATTCGCTTCGCATCAGCCAATGATTGCTTCAATTGTGAGAACTTGAAGTCAGCCGTTGCCGACATCTTTCCAAACGCTTCTAATCTTGCGCCAGCCGAGTTCATAATAAACTCTAAATCGCCCGTCTGCTTGCTTGCCTGCTTGAGACTTGCCGCAAAACCGACAAAGCCACGGACATTTGGCATTAAGGCTGCTAACTGTTCCGCCGATGCGCCACCTAACTTATTAAGTGCGCCGGTAAGCCCCTCTGCTCGTAACGTTGCGGAAGAAAGTTCAATGCCAAGTTCTTTCGCCACTGCTTTAGAATCATCCGTTGGCTGTAAAAAAGTCGTGATGATATTCTTCAGACTCATAACGGCTACTGATGTATCGAGACCGGCACGAGTCATCGTTGCTATTGCCGCGCCAACTTCCTCAATACTAAGCCCCGCAACCGACGCCGCGGCTGCTACCTGCCCGATTGAACTGGCCAATTCGGGGAAGGTGGTCTTGCCACGTTTTACCGTAGCAAATAAAATATCAGAGACGCGAGATGCCTGCTCAATACCCATACCATAGGAGTCTAAAATATCGGTAATTACTTTGCCCGCTACTTTGGTATCGGTCATTCCGGCTATAGCGGCCTGCGTTGCGATTTCGAGCACGCCCATCGCCTTACTTGCATCGACGCTTGCGGACAAAAGATCGTATGTGCCCAAAGAAAGAGTCTCGGTACTTTCCCCATAAGTCTTCGACAATGATCTTAGCTGCTTCTCATACTTTGGCAGATAGTGCATTGTGGTCTTATCGAGCATCGTGCTGACGTTCGCTAATTGCTTTTCAAACGTCGCATACGATCTGACCGCATTTTGTACGCCATATGCTAAACTGCCGAGCGACGCATAAGTGGCAAGTTTTGCTAAACTCATGTGTAAGGGATTCAACGCATGAACCAATGCCCCCGCGCTTCGCTTAATACCTCCAGCCGCAACGCCAAACGCAGATGCACCCGTTCTCGCCCCGCGAGCATCAATTCCTAATTTGAGAACATGAGTTTCGCTCATTTTTTAGCCTTCTTTGGCTTCTTAGATTTATCCGAGTCCGATTCCACTTTTTTTAACCATACCCGGTCAAGTTCGATAATTAGTTCGTAAAACCACAAACGCCTGTCGGCATTTTTGACTTGATGCAAATCAAGCCAATGAACAATGTCGCTCGTCCCCAAAGGTACAGGAGCAAAGCCGTTGGCTGCACGCTGGCTATGCAGGTCACTAAACGCACGCCATACGCATACAACTTCTTTCTGTAGAGTTGGCATAGCCTCAAAGGCAGGAGTATGTTTGCCCGACGAAGCTCGCTTAGCCAAAAACTCATAATGCTCACCCCAGTCTAAATTCCATTTGAGAACGTCGATTAGTTTTTTGCTTGCCGCTTCACTGTTTTCTTGCGATATGCCTCTCTGTCATGCGCACTCACCAGCACAAACTCATATAAATCACGAAGCGACGGGTCTCTCAGCAGTTCCAGTGCTTTTTCCGTGCTATAGGGAATTTCCTTACCGCCCTCGCAAAGATTCTTCCAGCCGAGAAGAACACATTGGGCAACCGCCTGCCTGGTCAGGTCGATATCATCCTCTTTCGTGATAGCCCTGTTGAGCTTCTCGATAAGAGTATGCAAGGCGTCCTCATACCGAGGATTTGGCTTTCGGGCGATAAGCAGTTTTATGTCACCTTCATAATCCACCCAGATACCATCTTCGCTCTTTTTGAGATCAATCCGAATGCTGTCTAATTCAGCCATTGGTTTTCCTTTCTGTTATTTTTTAAACATTTGTTCCAATTCCTGTACCGCTAAAGCAACCATCCCGTCGGGTGCCTTCTTACTCGATCCATGCTCTAAAAATTCTATGTACTCTAAATTATTGGCGATCCACACGACGGAATACGGCGGTAACGTAGCAAGAGCCACAAGCCCCTTTTCGATAACTTCGCCGTCGCGAATGTTCGGACTGAATCCTTCATCGATTGTTCCTTCCGCCGGTTCATTTATACTTACCTGCCAATTCAATTTTGCTCTGCCGGTTTTAACCGGCGTCCGCATTACAATCCGCCGCAACGCCTCACCGACAATCTTCTTTTGTAGAGTTACAACTTTGTCAGGGATACCGGACGCGAACTTTTCGATCTCCCTGTTAAACGAATTAAGGTTGTCCGCATACCCCATTGCTTAGGCCGCTGCAAACTTCGCAATACGAATCGTTATCAATTCTGTCGGGTGCATAGATGCCTCAAACGCCAAGTCCGCAATGATGTCTGTATTCATGCCGCCCGCTACTCGCTGTCCGCTTGAGAACTTGATATAAGGCAACTCTATGACGTAACCATTGCCTGCGCTGTCCTGGAACGGAATTGCAATCGAGCTTGCTGTATGATCCAGATACTTATCCATCGCCGTCGAACTCTCGAAGTATGCCTGCAACGTCCCTGAAATGCTCACCTTGCCCGGCTTAATGTCTATCGCGCCGAGCGTACCAATGATGTCCTTTTGCCTTAGATTGTTCGCAAGGCTCAAAGAGAAACTGTTAGCGTCATAAGCCGTCTGGGCTTCAAGGATTGCCATCACGTCATCGACTGCCGACATAACGCTATTAGTCGGTGCCGCTGTGTATTCCGAGCCGAGCGAAGCGGCTATGGATTCCTCCTGCTTGCCAAGGAAACCAAACCCGCCAGTTATAATCTGGCCAGCCGAAACGCTAAGCTGCATACTGTTGATAACCATTCCGAGGTACAGCGCAAAGGTGTTGACAACATCGGTGTACTGTTTCTCGATATTGAAACTTGTTCGAGTTGTACCATTGACGATTTGCGGCCCCATTTGGATTTTCACCACCACCGTCACGCCAGCCGATTCATCAACCAGAGTTCCGCCGCTAACAACAATCTTGCCAGCTACAACGCTCACGATCTTAAAGAAGCCATTGTTGGCTGCTGTAGCGAAGCCAGTAACGTAAATCCACTGATTCGCTACATAGTTCCCTAAGCCGCTCGCAGAATCATTAAATGAATTGTCCGTCGCCGCCGCGCTAATAGTTATATCAGCATCGATGTCGGCAACCTCTGCTGACCAGCCTGCCGAAAACAGAGCCGCTGCCAATAAGTCATCATAGGCTTCAAACGATAACTCGGTATTGATATCGCCCGAAGCTCCGATTGACGTTCGCTTGACATCCGAAACCTGTCTGTCGCTGCGAATTTCCTTGCTTAACTCGGTAGTGGTGTCCTGTTTCAGCGATTCTCCTGTAAGCCGAAGAACCTGGAGGGGAGAGTCTGCCTCTTCTACTCCAAACTCACTCTCTTCAATATACGACATTTGAATACGATCACTATCTGCCATGTTTAGTTACTCCTCAAAAATAAATTGTTATTGGTCATCTGCATAAAACGGGCAGGTAACATTTACCTGCCACCAGTTTTCCCGCCTGCCGATTGTTGCCACCGACGGGGTTTGATATCTAACATCTTCCGTAGTGACATGCTTAAAAGCGTCACTGATTTTGTCCGCTAATTCCATTTGCTCGCCGTCACCTGCGCCAACTGGGGCGAACAACTGTGCTATCGCCACGCTCGGAGTCCTCGTGCGGCCACTCACTCCAATTTCAGCCTGAAACGATTGCCCTAATCGCACACTCCATCGACACCAAATTTCGTTATCAGGCTGGTCATCGCTGTCCTGATTATCGTAAAGAGTAAATAGGCTCTCCACCTCAGCAATCTCTTGCTGAAACTTACTCCGAACAGCATTTACAATTTCATCGAAGGTCATATTAAATCTTTATGTCCACC